GACCTTTTGGATATGCTGATAATGCTGTAGTGACATTTACTTTTGTGTAACCGTTAACTACTACAATGCCTGTTTTATTTCTTAAGTATCTAATATTCTGCACATCAGAAAAATTACCATTAATAATTTTTAATGGTTCTAGGTCAGGTTGCCATTCACCTGTAAAATCTCCCTGTATCCGTTGTATCGGTGAATCTTGCGCTACATTTTGTATGGGGGCTAATTGCACCAAATTCATTTTTGTGGTCCCATTAATTTTAAAATATAGTGGTCCTGTGCAGGAGGTACATCTAACTTCTCACTAGTAACTTCTACTTTATCAAGATTTAATGATGTGGTATACGTTGCATAAAGCTGACCCGCTTTTGCATACTGCCGTTCTTTTAATAGTCCCATGAAAATAGTATAGAGAACTGCAGAAATCTGAAATTTTAGTGGAATATTTCGAATATCATTTGTTGTTTCTGCATAATAAACAGTTATTACTTTTGAATTTTCAGAAGAAGATGGAACAGGGATCAAACCTAATTTATTGATAATCTCAAAAAAATATTCTGGCGCACCAGATACAACTGCCGTTTGCAATCCTTCCATATATACAGCAGAGCGCTTTAGTCCTTTGTTTGCATATACGGCACCTAATATTTTTAAACAGTCAGTAGACACAGTGTATAGTTGCGTGCTTGTTGACATAGTTACAGATTTTGAAAGTTCATAGCAGTAAGTTTTTGTGGAAATATCTATTGCAGCATCATCAATAAATTGTTCCAATTCTGAATTAAGCCAGAAACCTTCAACAATTTCATTTAAAAGAACCCTTGCTCTATCACGTATGGTTGATTTTATTAAGCCCATATTAACCTACCACAGTAAAAGGTGGAGATTGCACACGAATTGAAACCTTAGTTTTGCCAGTATATTTTTTACCCTTAGCAGTGCTAAGATAACCATCATACATGTTTCCAAAATATTCTGAACCTTCTAAACTTGACCACGATTTATTTGGCATCCGTAATAGGTATGATACTGTACCATTTAGTATTGTTTCATACCAATCATCATATATAAATTCAGGAATAGTGCTCGTTGTTGGGGTTGGTTTTAATGCAGCCCAAACCACAAGACCCCCTGTAATGTTCTCAGTTGGTGTTTCCTTAAACATTAAAACTTTTTCAGCATCAACTGTATACGACATAGGAAGATTTGACTCGTATTGATGCCAATTTTCAGTTGACCTATCCAATAAATCCATGGAAGTTGGATCAACATATTGATCACTAACCTCAACCCGTTCAACAGTTACAATAGCACAATCAGTTGGGGCAGTTAAAGTATAGGACCCAATACCTGCAACAATATTAATTGCTGTTAATTGTCTAACATACAAAAGAGACTTATCACAAAATTCACGAATAATAGTGCGAACAGCATTATCAATGTCATCCTTTGTTGCGCCAGGGACTCTTGCTGATACACCCGCTAACCATGCAGATATATTTGCCATACTGACTCCACAAATGAGGAGAGGGAAATTTCCCTCTCCCCAGTCTCAGGTAAACTTACAACTAGATCGTCAACTTGGCGGCGATCAAACCTTCCGTATCTGTTGTAGATGCAAAGTTCCGCGGCATCCAGATATACTGATCTTCATCAGCAGCAGACAGTGCAATAACGTTCTGAAACACGCACTGATTGTCAAACACCATGGCGCAGGATGAACCACCCGTGAAATCAAAAGCCTTGGTCATTGCTGTTACATAATTTGAGTTAAAGGCAAGAAACTTACAATTCTCAAACATTGCCCAGGTATAACCACTCGTATTCTCGACCGAGAAGAACAGGGGATCACCATCAGTAAGGTTTGCCAAAAACAAGCAGTCTTTGAAATAAGTCAAAGTTTCTGCAGCAAGACTCACGTTGGGTGAGGTTTCATCACGCCCGATAGTATCAGTACCAATAACGCATTTCTCAAAGTAACACTCCGATCCGTTAACGTCAAGACCTACGTATGAGGCATGTCCACCCTGTGCAGCAATCATGGGTCCACCAAAATGAACCCCATGGAACGCATTTCTTGCACCATCAATTTTCCACCCGACATAGTCACCGGCAGCAGTACCATGCATGGTGTACAAGTTTTTAAACTGGTTGCCATACCCAGAGACCGTAATCATCGGGGTAAACGTGGTAGACATGCCCACACGGCACCGTTTATTCATAAGGGGCCAATCCTGAACACCGGCAATCAAACTCATATTCAATGAGATTGATTGTGCTGCCGCAAGAGAATGGCTTCCGGGCATCACAACCAGACTATCACCACGCCCCGTTGTCATGGCCGTAATGGCAGCAGCAAACGTGGCATGAATTCTGCTCGCATCTGCTCCATTTGCGATCAACGACTGATAAAAAGCGTCAGTTGTCTGGTTGGCAACCAGGTACCGTTCCTGCCCAACGAGCAAACCGCTTAGTCCGGTAACACCTTCTTGCATCTTCCAAAAGGCGCGCCGAGCAGCAGCATCAGGGACCTGGTTAATAAAAGAGTTAATCTGCATTGTAACCTCCTTCCTTATGCATCAGCTACGGTGTCTTTATAAACTGCACCTTCACCATAGCCTGCAGGCACATCGTCAATATCGTAACACGTGAATGTCACGCCAGTTGCATCACTGTTTGTTGTACCAGCGATAAATGCGTTGGTTGTGTTGGTCACAACGAGAATGCCAACGGGGCACTTGTTCGCTGTAGGTTCAGGCAATGCAGCAAGAGCAAGAGCGGCTGTTGCAGCGTCATCACCTTTCAATACATCAAAGTTCCCCGATGAATCAATTTCTACGAGATATGCTGCATATTTTCCTGCTGCCTGGACCCCAGTCCCTGCAGTTGCAGCCACACCCGCTGTGCTCGCTGACACATCAATCGTTCCAGTCGCAGTCTTAATGTAAAGCTTGTGTGCGATTGAAAAGTTAATTGTGGTAGTGGTCTTAAGGTCAGGATCAGCCGTGGCCTTAGCTGCCAAAGTCCCACCAGAATAACACCGCGGACGATCAAAAATTGTCTTGATCATATTCGCGAGGTCATATTCCGAAATGTAGTCATACAGTCGCATTATTACCTCCTATCTTACTTCAAATGAATATCGTCTCACAGTACGTTCAAGAGGCGGACCAAACTCCTGTCCATCTCTCTGTTCGCGATAA